CTACAGGTTCTGCTGGAACCAATGGTGCTACAGGTTCTGCTGGAACCAATGGTGCTACAGGTTCTGCTGGAACCAATGGTGCTACAGGTTCTGCTGGAACCAATGGTGCTACAGGTTCTGCCGGCACAAACGGAATAAATGGTGCAACTGGTGCTACAGGCATCATTGGTAGTTTAACTAATCTTGCAGCTACAGGTATCAATTACTATCCTGTATTAGCAGGATCAACTGGCCCATTATCTGCTGGTTACATAGGTGGAACAAACGTATCATATAATCCATCTACAACATTATTCTCTGGTCCTTTTGTTAATGCAACTGGTGATGTTACTGGTTCAAGATCATCTGGTGCTATCTCATATGGCACAATTAATTATTCTGATGTTAATATGTTGGCATCTTTTGCTTCTTCTGCTAACACATACAATCAAATGTTGTTACAGAATGGTAGCAATGGAACACAAGCTTCAACTAATTTTGTAGTATCAAATGATCAAGCAACTAACTCAACCTATTACGGTGAGTTTGGTATGAACTCATCTAATTTTGTAGGTGGTAATTCAACTGCATTTGATGTAGCTAATACTGTTTACTTGGCATCACAATCATCTTCAATTGCTATTGGTACATATGGTTTATTCCCAATTCGTTTTGTTATAAACAATGGCGCTAATGATGCCATGACGATAGCAGCTAATGCTAAAGTTTACATGGCAGATACATTAAATACAAATGGAATCTTTGATAACGGATTTAATGTAGGTCTTCGTGCTAATAATGCAGCTTCATTTGCTAATGGTGCCTTTGATCGTGCTAATTCATCATATGGTCAAGCAAACTCATCAGCTTCATTTGCTAATGGTGCCTTTATTACCGCCAACAGTTCAGCCTCATTCGCTAACTCAGCCTTTACTCTTGCTAACAATACCACTGGTGTTGATACTACCCAAAATACTAATATTAGTTCTGCTCAAAGTTATGCTAACGGTGCCTTCACACAAGCTAACAGTGCAGCTTCATTCGCTAATGGTGCCTTTACACTTGCTAATAATACCACTGGTGTTGATAATACACAAAATACTAATATATCATCAGCACAGTCTTATGCTAACTCAGCATTTAATATTGCTAACTTGGCATACTCTCAAGCAAATATTGCTACACCAGCATTTACTCAAGCTAATAATGCTTTCAATGTGGCTAATGTATCCTATACTCAAGCAAACAATGCGGCTTCATTTGCTAACTCAGCGTTTACTTTAGCTAACAACACCACTGGTGTAGATAATACACAAAACACCAATATATCCTCTGCTCAGTCTTACGCTAATGGTGCCTTTGTAACTGCCAATAGTGCAGCCTCTTTTGCTAATGGTGCCTTTACAGCTGCTAACGTTTCTTTAGCAATTGACAATACACAGAATACAAATATATCATCGGCACAATCATTTGCTAACTCAGCATTTACAACAGCAAATAATGCTTTACCTAAAGCTGGTGGAACAATCACAGGCGACTTATCTGTAAATGGTAATCTATCTGTTTTAGGAACTGTTACTACTGTAAATACAGTTCAATTACTCGTTAGAGATAACATTGTCACATTAGATTCAACAATACCTACAAACGTTCCAGCACCATCAATTGATTCTGGTATTGAAGTCAATAGAGGACTTTACCAAAATACTCAATTAGTTTGGTCTGAAGTAAGTAATGCTTGGCGAATGTCTGATGGTAATACATTTGCAACTATTTCTTCAGCAAACTCAACTCAAGCGGCCTTCGGTCAATCTAACAATGCCTTTAACGTTGCTAATGCAGCCTTTACTCAGGCTAATAATTCATTTAATGTGGCCAATGCAATCTTTACATTAGCTAATAATACCACTGGTGTTGATACTACCCAAAACACCAATATATCATCAGCACAATCTTATGCTAATGGTGCTTTTGTTACTGCTAACTCAGCAGCTTCATTTGCTAATGCAGCCTTTACATTAGCTAACAATACCACTGGTGTTGACACTACCCAAAATACAAATATTAGTTCAGCACAATCATATGCTAACTCAGCTTTTAATATTGCCAACTTGGCATATTCACAAGCCAATATTGCTACACCAGCATTTGCACAAGCTAATAATGCCTTTAATGTAACTAATGTAGCCTTTGGTGTTGCTAATAGTGCAGCTAGTTTTGCTAATGGTGCTTTTGTTACTGCTAACTCAGCAGCTTCATTTGCTAATGCAGCCTTTACATTAGCTAACAATACAACTGGTGTTGACACTACTCAAAATACAAACATTAGTTCCGCTCAGTCTTATGCTAACTCAGCATTTACGCAAGCTAACAATGCAGCCTCATTTGCTAACTCAGCTTTCACACTAGCTAATAATACCACTGGTGTAGATAATACACAAAACACCAATATATCCTCTGCTCAGTCTTATGCTAATGGTGCATTCACAAAAGCTAATACAGACTTAGCAAATACAGGTACATCAATTACTGTTAATGGTTTATCTGTTTACACATTTGCTAACACAACGATATCAACTTCAACCACAACAGGTTCGGTAATTTTCAGAGGTGGTGTAGGTATTTCTGGTGCATTAAATGCTACCTCTAAATCATTCTCTATACCACATCCAACTAAAGATGGATTAACATTACGCTATGGTTCTCTAGAGGGACCTGAATTTGGTGTATATCTTAGAGGCACACTATTCAATACTAATGTTATTGAATTACCTGAATATTGGACTAAACTTGTTGATCCCGACTCTATCACTGTTCAATTAACACCTATTGGCCAACATCAAAAACTTTATGTTAAAGATGTGTCTAATAATAGAATCACTATTGCTAATGAAAAAATATTAAGTAAATCAATTAACTGCTATTACATAGTCTTTGCAGAAAGAGCTGACGTAGATAAACTTGAAGTGGAGATATAAATGGGTGTCCATTATGGAGTTAGGCCATCAGGAAACAACCCAAGTTATTTTACTGGTGGATTAGTATTATATTTAGATGCAGGCAATTCCGAAAGCTATTCTGGCACTGGAGCTACCTGGTCTGATTTGAGTGGTAATGGGAATACAGGAACATTGACAAATGCACCAATTTATAATAGTGCAAATAATGGATTTTTTCAATTTGTAACTGATGATTTTGCGGCAATACCTAATAATGTTGCACTGGATACTCAGACTCCAACAGTTGAAGTTTGGGTAAAAACTAACGCAACATCACAAAATGGATTTTGGTTTGAAAAGGGAACAGTGAATTCGCAGTATAGTTTGTTTCAAGAAGGGGCAAGCATACAATGGCGAATGAACATCGGTGGAAGTATTACAAATTTATCCACTACTACAGCAACATACATGAATACATCAAATTGGTATCAAGTAGTAGGAACTTATACTTCGGGTACTAGAAGACTTTATATCAATGGAGTTTTAGTTAATTCTGACACACAAACAGGAACTATTGCAACCAATGGTGGTGGAATGTCCATAGGTGTTTATGGAGGATTTAACGGTAGTAGAGGATACTATTACAATGGCAATTTATCAAGTTGTAAAGTATACAACAGAGAATTGACACAACAACAAATTCAACAAAACTTTAATGCAACAAGGAGTCGTTATGGTATTTGAAAATAGAAATTTTATGATTTTATCTGTCTTTGAACTTGACAAAATTAATTTTGACCAAGTTTTAGAAACTTCGGCTGATACAGTTCGAAGATCAGTAGATGGTACTAAAACATTTGTAAAGTGGGATAATGAGATGCCTTCATGCGTTAATGATATTACCAATAAAGAAGGTCCTTACACTTACACAGAAATGTTTGAAATACTTTCTGGTGAAGAATGGACTGAAATTATGGAAAATATAAATGGCGCTTAGTCACTCACCTTCTTTAGTTACTGGAGGATTAGTTCTATGTTTAGACGCGGCTAATCCTAAGAGTTATCCGGGGAGTGGAACAACATGGTCTGATTTGAGTGGTAATGGTATTTCAGGAACACTAACCAATGGACCAACTTATAATAGTGCCAACGGGGGAAGCATAGCGTTTGATGGAACTAATGATGTTGTTAATGCTACTACAACTATAATTGACAGAACACCTAGTCAAGAAATAACAGTTTCTTGTTGGATTAAACCTAGCAGAACATCAGGCCAATATGGTGTATTTTGCACAAATAGATCAAATGATAATGCTACATATAATTGGATTTTTTATCAACATACATCTGATGGAGCAATTAGTTTTCACGGTGCTGCACAGAATAAATCTTCTTATATTCCTACTATAAATGTATGGATTAACGTTACAAACACAGTAACCGCAGCAAACGTATCAACTTTATATATTAACGGAGTATCTACATATACATTAACAGGATACACTTATGGTAATGGTACACCTGGTAGATTGGGTATTGGAGCAGATCCCGGAGGACAAGAAGCATTTCAGGGAAACATTGCAACTACATGTATATACAACAGAGCACTTTCCGCCGAAGAAATACAACAAAATTTTAACGCACTTCGTGGGAGATATGGTATATGAGTGTATTTGATGGACCAAATGTTATCACTAATGGGCTGGTGCTAGAGTTGGACGCAGCTAATCCTAAAAGTTATTCTGGTAGTGGTACAACAATATTTGATTTAAGCGGTAATCGTAATCACGGAACTCTTGTGAACGGTGTAGGTTTTAATACAAACAATGGTGGAATTTTAACATTTGATGGTGTAGATGATTATGTCACTGTATCACTTAATTTACAAAATACAACATATAGTATAATGGGAATAGCTAGATATACTGGTGTTACAAGTCAACGGGTTATTTCATCAAACTCAGGAAACTGGCTTATGGGTTGGTGGGCTGGTCGAACAAACCAATATTATGCAGAAGCATGGGTAAACAACCCAGCTGGTACAGCTGAAACTTCATGGATTTGTTATATGGCTACAGGCAATCAACCGGGTGATAGTTGGGCTTTGTATAGAAATGGAAATTTAATTGCTGGTCCAAACACAAATGGTTCCAATGGCCCAAATGGAATTAGATTAGGTGGATCAATATTGGGTGAATATTCTACATGTCAAGTTGGTTGTGTTTTGGCGTATAATAGAGTTTTAACAGATGATGAAATCCAACAAAACTTTAACGCACTTCGTGGTCGTTATGGATTATGATAAATAGAAGGTAATCATTAGAGAAAAACATGCCATTATCAGATAAAAATATAGTTATAACTCCTAACGTAGGTCAGTCTGCTGATCCTACGATTGTCTTTACAGGTGCAAATACTGCCAATGCCTACATGATAAACGTAAAAGTTTATCCTACCTCAAGTGGTACGTTATCATTTGAAGGTGGTGTAGGTCAGTTATTCTCTATTTCTAATACATTAACAGGCACCATATTTTCTGTTAATGATATCTCTGGTATTCCATCAATTGAAGTTATTGATAGTGGTGTTATTAAACTCACACAGTATAATGGTAATGTAACTATTGGTGCAAGTAATACGGTCAATGCATCTTCTAATTTAATTGGTGCATTAATGGTCAATGGTGGTATTGCAGCCACCGGTAACATCTATTCTGGTGCTCTCTATATTACAGGTCCAACTTCTAATGGTATTACATTTTCAGACTATTCAACATTAGTCACATCTAATAATATTACGGCAGGATTTAATCAAGCTAACAGTGCAGCTTCATTCGCTAATGCAGCATTTACATTAGCTAATAATACCACTGGTGTTGATACTACTCAAAATACTAATATATCATCAGCACAATCTTATGCTAATGGATCTTTTGTTACTGCTAACTCAGCCGCCTCATTTGCTAATGGTGCCTTTACACTTGCTAATAATACCACTGGTGTTGATAATACACAAAATACAAACATTAGTTCTGCTCAAAGTTATGCTAATGGATCTTTTGTTACTGCTAACTCAGCCGCCTCATTTGCTAATGGTGCATTTACTTTAGCTAATAATACTACTGGTGTTGATAATACACAAAATACTAATATATCATCAGCACAATCTTATGCTAATGGCGCTTTCACGGCAGCTAACGTTGCTTATGGTAGAATTCAAATTACTGCTAACACTGGAGATTTACTTGCCAACGGTGTTAATACTTCTGTAACTGGTAACATATTATTAGGTCTAGCAACAACTGCTGTATCAGCGGCTTCATATGCTAATGCCAACACGATTTCGGTTTATACCGTTGATACAAAAGGTCGATTAACATACGCCGCTAATGTTCCTGTATCAATTACAACAGCTCAAGTTACTGGTTTACCAATCAATACATTTATACAAGCTAATACCAACGGTGGTATATTTGCTAACGGCACACAAGGTGCCACACAAACAGGCAACGTATTAATGAGTATTTCAAATACTCATATTACAAATGCTGTAACATCTAATACAACAATGGGTTTACAAGTTGCTTCATTAGGTGTAGGTACTGCTGCTTCAGGTACATCGGGTGAAATTCGAGCAACAAATTCTGTTACAGCATTTTATTCAGATAAACGATTAAAAGATAATATTAAACGTATTGAAAATGCTTTAGAAAAACTTTGTAAAATTTCTGGTGTAACTTATAATTCAAATATTTTAGCTGAATCATTTGGATACACAGATAAATCAGAACAAGTTGGTGTTATAGCTCAAGAATTAGAACAAGTATTGCCACATGTGGTTAAATTAGCTCCATTTGACACTAAATATGAAAATGGAAAAGAAATTTCTATATCTGGTGAAAACTATAAAACTGTTCAATATGAACGTATTATTCCGCTTTTAATTGAAGCTATTAAAGAACAACAAATTCAAATTGATGAATTGAAAGAGATTATAAATGGCTACCGTAAATAACAGACAAACATTTAAAGATTACTGCTTACGCAGATTAGGTTTTCCTGTAATTGAAATAAATGTGGATAATGATCAAGTTGAGGATCGTATAGACGATGCTCTTCAATATTGGACTGATTATCACTATGATAGTCTTCAAAAATTCTATTATGCTAAACTACTAGACGCTACTGATATGAGTAATCGTTATATCAATTTAGACCCTAGTGTTGTGGTTGATAAAAGTGGCAATGCTCTCCAAGTTGTTGGTGTTACCAGAGTTTTCCCAATTCAAGATTCTCAATCAACAGTTAATATGTTTGACTTGAGATACCAATTACGTCTTAATGAATTGTATGACTTCACATCTGCGTCATATATTAATTATACGATGACACAACAACATTTACGTTCACTAGAATTACTATTTACTGGTGAAGTTCCTATTAGATATCAACGCCATATGAATAGACTTTATATTGATTGGAATTGGGGAACTGCGGGCGTTAGTGAAGGTTCAGTTATGGTTATGGAGTGTTATGCAGCTCTTAATCCAGATGTTTATTCTGCTATGTGGAATGATCGTTGGTTGAAAGAATATGCTACTGCACTTATCAAGCGTGCTTGGGGAAATAATCTTAAAAAATTTAGTGGTATGCAATTACCAGGTGGCGTTCAAATGAATGGCGATAAAATTTACGAAGAAGCAGAAAGTGAAATTAAAACACTTGAAAAAGAAATGCTGGACAATTTTGGCGGCGTGCTAGAATTTTACCTCAATTAAAGGGTTAATTACGTGGCAACAAGTGTATATTTTAATAATTATAACTCGAAGGCTGAACAGCGTTTATTCGAAGATTTAATTGTTGAATCAATTAGAATTATGGGATTTGATTCCTATTATATACCTAATAATAATGATGGTTCTCGTGATTTACTTTATGGTGAAGATCCATTAAAGAAATTTCAATCTGCATTTCCTGTTGAAATGTATCTATCATCATCTCTTGAATATCAAGGCGATAAAGAATTCTTTTCTAAATTCGGTCTTGAAATTCGTAACAATGTTTCAGTTGTTCTTTCTAAACGAGCATTTAATCAAAGAGTTCCACAAAATTCATTTACTAGACCACGTGAAGGTGATCTTATTTGGATTCCATTCTTGTATGGAACTGGTGAACTTTATGAAATTAAATTTGTTGATGCTACCAAAGACTTCTTTACATTAGGTCGTAGCAATCCATATTTCTATGAAATGCAACTTGAGAAATTTAAATACTCTAATGAAATCATTGATACTGGTGTTTACAATATTGATGAAGTTGGTGCAGAAGATTCATATACAATTGATCTTTTATTGGAAGATGATGTTCCCAATACTTCTAATTATTTAATGAGAGAAGTTGTTTATCAAGGAACAGATTTTGCCAATGCAACAGTTGTTGCAACAGTTTCTAGTTGGGATGCCACTAACAATATTCTGCATGTATCTAATATAGCTGGTGAGTTTAGAGCTAATGCTAATGTCATTGGACAAACTTCAAATACAAGTATTAAACTGTTATCATTTGATCCATTAGACGTTTCATTAACACGTGAAGTTTATGATAACAAAGTCATTAGAACAGAAGCAGATCAAATTATTGATTTCTCTGAACAAAATCCATTTGGACCAATATAATGTCAACGCCAACATACAATAGAATTGTTCGTAAAATGGTATCAGCTTTTGGTGGTATTTTTAATAATATCACTTTAGTGAGATATAATCCAGATACGTCTGAAGCTGAACGCATGAAAGTGCCTATTGCTTATGCAAGTAAAGAACGTTATGTCACTCGTTTAGAAAACGATCCTTATCTAGATAAAAAAGTTCAATTAACTTTACCTCGTATGTCTTTTGAACTTAATGGTATTAGTTATGATGCGTCAAGAAAACAACTGACAAACATTAAAAACTTTGCAAAATCTTCAAGCGCAAATACTGTATTGTCACAATACAATCCTGTGCCATATGATTTTGATTTTTCATTATATCTTTATGTTAGAAACATTGAAGATGGTACACAACTTATAGAACACATTTTACCATTCTTCACTCCTGATTATACTCTTAAACTTAATCTTATTCCTGAAATGGGTGTAGTTAAGAATATTCCTGTTCTATTAAAAAATACTCAATATGAAATAAAATATGAAGGTGATCGTGAACAAGAAACTAGAAGTATTATTTGGACTTTAAATTTTACCGTTAAAGGTTTCATTTATGGTGCTATCTCTGAACCTAAAATTATTAAAGCATCTTTCACCAATATTTTTGATGATACACTTTCTAGTGCAGATAGAATACTTTTAAATATGACTAATGTTGGTGGTTTAGGAACATATCAAGAAAATGAATATGTGTATCAAGGTTATTCATATGACACCGCAACCGCAACGGCTAGAGTCGTTTTATGGGACAATGTTGGATTTAAATTAACAATTGATAAATTAAATGGAAATTTTGTAGCATCTAAACCTCTATATGGTGCTAAAACAGGTTCTGTTTATACCATACAATCAGCATATATTCCACCACAAAAATTGGTTCAAATTGTAGTTACTCCAGAACCACCTACAGCTAATGCTGATAGTGATTATACATATAATACAGTTATAACTGAATTCCCGGATATTTAAAAATTATGTCTAAATTTGATGAAAATATGAGTGATATATTTGATACTGATCCTATCAATAAACAAATAGATCAATTACCTATAGTTCAAGAAGAACCTCAACTTCTTGATCCTAAAGGCGTTGATAAGATTCTACAAGATGATCTGATGAAAGACTATGAGGCTTCTCGTAGAGCACTTCGAGATATTGTAAGCAAAGGTAATAATGCTATTGATGATATACTAGAGATTGCTAGAGAATCAGAACATCCAAGAGCTTTTGAAGTGGCAGCTACCATGATTAAAAACGTGGCAGAAGTCAATGAGAAGTTAATTAATCTTCAAAAACAAATGAAAGATATTACTGGTGCTAAAAATCAAGCACAATTGAATGTGGGTAAGGCTGCTATATTCGTAGGTTCAACTGCTGAACTTTCTAAAATGATTAAGAATGAAATTAGAACCATAGATAATGAGTGATAAAGAAACTTATAGAGATAATCCTCTACTCAAGCGTGTAGGCATTAAATATAACTTCACACAAGAAGAAATTTCAGAGTATATTAAATGTTCACAAGATGCCGTTTACTTTGTTGAAAAATATATAAAGATTGTAAACGTTGATGAAGGTCTTATCCCATTTAAAATGTGGGATTTCCAAAGAAAGATGATAGCAACGTTTAGAGATAATCGTTTTGTTATCATGAAGATGCCTCGTCAGGTTGGTAAAACCACCACAACAGTAGGTTATCTTCTTTGGCATACACTTTTTCAAGATTCACAGAACGTTGCTATTCTAGCTAATAAAGGTTCTCTAGCCCGTGACATTCTTGCCAAGTATCAACTAGCTTATGAAAACTTACCTATTTGGTTACAACAAGGTATCGTAACATGGAATAAAGGTAATGTAGAATTAGAAAATGGTTCTAAGATTATATCTGCTTCAACATCATCAAGTGCGATTCGAGGAGGTTCTTTCAACCTAGTATTCTTAGACGAGTTTGCTTTCGTACCAACTAATATGGCAACTGAGTTCTTTAACTCCGTTTACCCTGTAATTTCTTCTGGTAAATCTACCAAGATTTTTATTGTTTCTACACCAAATGGTATGAATCTGTTCTACAAAATGTGGAAAGATGCTGAAGAAAAGAAGAGTAGTTATGTACCA